GTTGCAGCAAATGTAGAATTGGTTCAAGATCCAGGAGCATTATTAGAAGCAGTATTTACTGATCCAGGAGCAGCCCTAGCAGCCCTTGGAAGCATTGGTGCAGATATGACTGAAGGAGAAAGAGAAGAAGCAACAGATATGGTTATAGCAACAGTTGTAGCAGCAGGTGCAGCAATTAATGCAGCAGCCGTTGCAACAGGTGGAAGCACAGGAGGAGGAAATTCTGGTGGAGGTGGCGCATCAGGCTCCAATTCACCAGGTTCAAGAGGAGGTAGAAAATGGTAAGAATAATAAAGAATATCCTAAAAGATATGATAGACCAAGCATGGACCCTTCTTGGTATGTTTATTGCTTGGGTCGTTTTGGACGGTAGTGCAAAAACTGTTGTCGGTTATGGAATCATGGCAACAACAGCATTATGGATACTAACTAGTCCAATCAGAAATAGAGAGGAGGACTAAATATGGCAACTAAAAAGATAGTAGAGCCTCCAAAGAAGGAGCATCCACAAAAGGCATTGACAAATGTTTTGATGAGAATCGTAGCAGTGTTTGCAGCATCTGGTCTATCAGTACTTGGTGCTGGAGCAGTAGTTGGAATTGACACAATGCAGGCAGTATTCTTAGCAGGACTATTAGGCGTAGCAACAGTCATTGAAAGGCTGGCAAGGGCTTTTTTGGACGATGGAAAACTCACATTGGCAGAGATCAATGATGCGTTTAAGACGGTAGATAAAAAGGCTAATTAGTCATTATTGACGGTAGTTGACAGCCCTCTCTGGGTAATGGTATACTTGAGTATCACCTATCTGGAGAGGGCTTTAGCCATGACTTGCATTGCTGTAGTAAAACATGAAGACAAAATTTATATGGCTGGAGACCGTGGTGCTTCAGATGATGGAACAATTTTAGCACTTGATGCACCAAAGGTTTGGAAAATTGGTCCTTATCTTATTGGCTATGCTGGATCAATGGACGGAGAAAGAATCCGTTATAATTTTAAACCAACACCACCTAACATTAAAGATACAGATAAGTTTATGCAAACCAGATTTATTAAAGAACTAAAAGAATTTTATAATGAGTTCTGGGTTGATACATCTAAAGATGGAGACCTTGGTTTGATCATTGCAGTTCGTGGTGAAATCTATGAACACAGTTCTGCAGATATGTCTTTATCTAAATATACACTTCCATATCTTGCTATGGGCTCTGGTGCAGAATATGCCTATGGGGTTTTATATGCAACAGATAAGCAAAAAAATGCAAGGAATAGAGTGCAACAAGCAGTATCAGCAGCAATTAAATTTAACCCATCTTGTATGGGCCCAGTTGACATCGTTAGCCTTTAAGGATATACTTTATATATGAGTGAAGAATTTGAAGAGATATTAAAAGATATTCAAAATATGGAATCAGACTTTGACGAGTTTGAGATTTGGCTTGAAAACGGTATTGAAAGAGGATGGGTATCAGAACCATTCTGCAATACACACGAGTCGGATCCTTTTATGACAGAAGAAGAAGAAAAAGAATGGGAAGAAGGCGGAGACCCATGCCAAGTAGTTTTAAAAATCAGACAATAGCAATAACAACAACAACAGAAAGAGATAAAATGAAAAAAGCACTACTAGCACTACTATCAGCAGTACTATTAATCACAGTAACACAGCCAGCACAAGCAGAAGATCAAAGAGTTTTAGCGATTATTGATTCTGCAATTAACTCTGCAAACTTTAGTTCAATTGTACACGAGGTTTGCTTTACCACTGTGAAGTCAACAGATCCTAAACAAAATATGTCTTGCCCTAATGGAGAACTTTTTATGGAAGGCAAGGGAGCAGCATCTGCACCGTGGCCAGTATCTATAAATAATGCAACATACCACGGCGATGCAATGGTAAAAGCAGCAATTGCGACTAATCCAAACATTAAAATTGTTTTTGTTAGATACAACGATGTGACTGCAAGTGGAAATTCAAGAGGAGATACTAGAGCATTAGCATCAGCAATTGACTGGGTATCAAAGAATGCTGCAAAGTATAGTATCGATGCAGTATCAATTAGCCAATCATCAATATCAAAAAATAATCTTGATGCGTGTGCTAGTACTGGAGCATTTAAAAATGAAGGCGTTATAGCAACCAAAGCAGTTTCACTATTAAACTTGTCTAATGTTCCAGTTTTTGTTGGTACTGGAAACGATAGATCGTCTACACTGGTTGGTTTTCCAGCCTGTATTCCTGGTGCTATTGGAGTAGGGGCAATGGCTTCTCTAACTGCATTTGAAGCAGTAACAAACAGAGGTCCTGGTCTTGATCTTGTTGCTCTTGGTAAAGTACGCATCACCAAGTATAGAGGATCTGAAACAGATATCTCTGGAACTTCAGCAGCAACAGTAGTTTCAGCATCTTCGTATGTTGGAAAAAATACAAACAAAACATTTACAGATTACATAAACCTGCTACCAAAGGTTGTTCTATCTGGAGTGTCTTACCCTTACGCATCTAAGTAAAACAAAGTCCTGGGTATGACTAAAACTGCCCAAATTGCCCTATAACTCAGTTGGTAGAGTGCCGAACTGTTAATTCGGATGTCCCTGGATCGAGGCCAGGTGGGGCAGCGTGATATAATAGTATTGTCATACCTACAAGGAGGAATATCATGGCAGCAAAAGGTTCAGTAGAAGCAATCATTGAGGTTGCAAAAAAAGAGTTGGGCACAATTGAAGGCCCTAAAGATAACGAAACAAAGTACGGTGCATGGATGAAGGTTAACTTCCAGCCATGGTGCCAGTCTTTTGTTTCTTGGTGTGCATTTACTGCGGGAGTAAAATCATTTCCTAAGTCAGCATCAACAGTAGCAGCATCAGATCAGTTTAAGAAAGAAAAGCGTTGGGCAGATGCTCGTAATGATGACCCAACTCCTGGAGACTGGATCTTTTTTGATTTTCCAGAAGATGGTGTAAATCGTATTTCACATGTTGGTCTTTGCATTAAGAACAACGGAGATGGAACAATTCAAGTTATTGAAGGAAACACTTCAGGAACTGCAAAGGGAGACCAGCGCAATGGCGGAATGTGCGTAGAAAAAACTCGTGCATATGTAAAAGATAACAAGAAGAAGTTAGTTAATGCTGTAGTTGGTTGGGGTCGTCCAGTTTATACTGGAGAAGAGAATGCTCCACTACTTAATAAGTTATCTGCTTCAAGTATTGACATTAATGATCGTTCTGATTACATTCAGTTGGATGCAAAGCCAAAGAAGCCAGCACCAACTACTATCACTGCAAAGAAGCCTTCTGGTGGCGGAAAATATGCAGCACGGGCTGAAGTATAATGGAATCAAAAAAGAGAAGTTCTATTAAAGCAATAAGTTATACCGCATTTCACGTAGGCGTTGCCAGTTTGTTGTTTTCATATTTGATATATGTTATTACTGGTAAATGGGAAAATGAATATTTAGAGCCTATAACTATAGGTTTCTTAGTATATGTTGCTTGGGAAATTGTTGGATACTTTATATTTGAAAGAATCTGGAATAATCGTTGGCTTAGGAGAATTAAATAATGCGTATTAGAATTATTAGATTTGTCGTTAAAGCGCTTGGTTATGAGTGGGGCGGAGATCTACTTAATGCACCAATCTGGACAGTAAAAGCAAAAAAGAAGAAGTAATCTATGGCATTGTACGAATACGATTGTATGCCTTGCGGTAAAAGGTATACAAAAGAAAGATCTATTAAAGACAACGATCCAGGGTATGGTTGTGAAACTTGCAATCTACCACTGGTTCGTGTATACTCTAATGTAGGAGCAGTATTCAACGGTAGTGGATTTTATTCCACTGATAACAGAAAGCGGTAGTATAATGTTTACAATGATTAAAGATGAAGTAAAGCAAGAATGGCTGCTATCACCTTTAGATCGATGTGATAGATGTAATGCTGAGGCCCTGGTTAAGGTTACAGGCATAAGTGGAGACCTTTTGTTTTGTGGTCACCACTACAACAAGATTATGGCTATGCCAGACGGATACAATAGCATGATGTCTTTTATGATAAGTGTTGTTGATGAAAGAGAAAAACTTGTTGAAAATAAAGCAAAAGGTAAGGATTACTAATGTATGAATACTATGTAAGAAAAGTAGAGAATGTTGTAGATGGAGATACCATCGATGTTCTTATTGATTTGGGGTTTGATATTTTGTTCCAGTCCCGTGTAAGATTGGCTGGCATTGATACCCCTGAGTCTCGCACCAAGGACCTTAAAGAGAAGGCTCTTGGTCTTGAGTCCAAGGAGTACTTAAAGAAGGCTCTAAAGGATGCTAAGTCGGTTGTGATTAAGACTGAAAAGATGGATTCATCTGAAAAGTATGGTCGCATTTTAGGCTGGGTATACATTAATGAAGATACAGTATCTCTTAATGATATGATGATTAATGATGGGTATGCTTGGGGATATATGGGAGATACCAAAGTAAAAGATTTTGATGCTCTTGCTAAGGCTAGAACAAAGTCTGGAAAGTAGTATGGGTCTTCAAGAAGAGGCAATGCTTGAGCACCTAATGCTTCAAGGAGCCATTGAATTCCAGGGTATTGACGATGTAACTGGTGAAATGATGTATGCCATTACAGATAAAATGAAAGAAGTTAGCCCAGGTATTTATGAAGAATTAAAAGATCAATATGAACATCATATGTTTCAACTGATTGACCAAGGTCCTACAAGAATGACTTGGAAACTAAAGGTATGAACTTTAAAGATGAAGATGACGCTATAGATCAGTTAATCTTGTCAGGGGCCCTTGAGGTTGCTGGCATAGATATTGAGACTGGAGAGCCAATGTATAACTTTACAGAAAAGTTAATTGAGGTTAGTCCAGAACTACACAAGGATATTTCTTTATATTTTTCTCGTGAAACTATGGCTTTGTGGAGTGATGGATTTTTAAATATGGATGTAACAGAAAAAAATCCAATAGTCACTATTACAAAAAAGGCATTAGATGAAGAAGAAGTCTTAAAACTAAGCAAGGAAAGCCAAAGAACCTTAAAAGAAATAATTAGGGTTATTTTTTCAGATAAGTAGTATAATTGTTCTGGAGGAACTATGGAATATTTTCTTGGATCTGCAATAACTATGATAGCCATGTTTGTGACAACAAGGCTTATTTCTTATAACAAAGTTAACACAAAAAATAATATACCAAGGTATAGCCAAAGTCATATTCACATGTTAGTTCTTCCTTTACTCCCAGAAATAAAAAAATATAAAAAAAGAATGGTTACCCAGTCCAGTAAGCACAAAGAAAAAACAAATACAAGGGTTGTTATTTTTGATAACAAAGCCTACTTTGTGAAGGATGGAACTTTTTATTGTGCAGAAATGGACGGCAAAGACATAGATGGAGCCAGCGCAACCCTAGTTGACACGATGGGTATGGATAAGGTACAATTAGATAAGATGCTGTTTATAATGGATCAACTTAGAGATGGGAAGCAAAATGATAGTGGGGATTCAAGGAACCAGTAGTTTCGATGACTACCAGGTTTTTCTTAGAGCCATGGCAGTTACAATGTCTTCTTTAAAAGAAGAAGATCCTTATTTTTATATTTACTCCGCAGGACCAGGAAATATTAATTCAATGGCTATGGAGTTTGCAAATCTATCAGAGCGTGGTTTAAAGGCTCGTGGTAAAAGCATTAAGTATAAACCTGTACCACCATCTTGGATTACAGAAAACATTACAGAGATAAACTACTTTGCTTTTTTAAGCAAGGAAAGAGAACAAGTATCAAAACTTGTTGAAGATGCAAAAGAAAACAATGTCGAATACGGCATTTTTAGATACTAACAGAAAGAATAACAATGCAAATTAAATCATTAGAGCAAATGGAAACAATTGTCAAAAGCAACAAGGCTTTGATATGGGATGGTTGGACAGTTGTAAATTCTTATCCTTCTGAGAAGGGTAGAACAGCCCCACAAGGGGCATTCGTGGATGGCAAATGGCATCTACAGCGTCGTTTTGTACCTTCTAAGAATGGATGGGATATACCAGACAAGTTTGTGAGTTAATATGCCAAAGCATGAATGGAAAGATGATGCTTTGTGTTTAGACTACGACACAAATTTATTCTTTGAAAAGTACGAAGATGATGAAGTCCTTAGACCAGCAATAGATAAACTATGCTCTATGTGCCCTGTTTCAAAGATGTGCTTTGCTGTTGGAGTTTCACAAAAAGAGTGGGGCATTTGGGGCGGTGTTTACCTTGAAAGTGGACAGATATCTAAAGAATTTTCAAAGCATAAGTCTAAATCAGACTGGGCAAACACTTGGCAAAGATTAACAACGGAGAAATAAAATGTATACAGATTCAATGCGAAGAGCGTTTCACTCGCTTAGAGGTCCAAAAGGTTTTCAACTTCAAATAGTAGATCACGATAATTTCTTAACTGTAAAGGCAAGTGAAAAACAGTTTATGAGTTTATCTGGAGAAGAAAGAAAGCAGGCAGTAGAATATATGATTCGTGCAAAAAAAGCACTAGAAGATAATGGAGCGATTGTTTTATTAGTTAGAGAAGGAGGCAAAGAACTATGATTGAATTTGTAGCATTTGCTTTATTCATTATACTATTTTTTATATTGATATTTAAAAATGTGCAATTAAAAATTAAACTTTCTTCAACAACAGTAGAACTTATAAAGGCGCATATAGACAAAACCATATTGTCTGAAAAGTTTACTGAAATAAGTAATAATGTTAAGCCAGATCCATCATCAGAAGCATTTTTAAAATTTGTTTCAGATTCTAGAGACTGGGCTTATCAGTACATAGATGAGGTCCAAACTTCATTAAATAAGTTTATTACTGATATTGAGCCTGAAATAGTTTATTTTGACGAGTACGGGGTAGTCGGCAGTGCATATCCACACTACTACTCTATGAAGAAAATTTCTGAGGCTTACAAAGAACTAAAGCAACTGCTACCAGAAGACTATGATAAAATAGACTAATGATGATATTTAAAAATAGAAAAAATCTCAACTTGCTTATATGTGAAGAAGAATTTTGTGAAGATGAAAGCACACAGATATGGGCAAATAGTGAAAGTAAGATTGTAGATCTTTGTGATCTACATTATAGCCAAGTAAAGGATATGCAATGAAAGACATTTTACTATCAACATTAACAGGTTTTGGATGTGGCATAGTATTTGCTGCATTCAAATTGCCAGTACCAGCACCACCAGTTTTTGCGGGAGTCGCAGGAATTATTGGTCTATGGATTGGTTTTACAGTACTAACAAAAATGATATCATAGGAGAAATAATGAATGAACAAATCAAAGCAGTACTAGCGTCATACGGACGATCAGTTCTTGGAGCAGCAACAGCGTTGTATGCATCTGGAGTAACAGATCCACAGACACTAGCATACGCACTTCTTGGAGCCCTTGTGCCAGTCGCATTGAGAGCAGCCAACCCTGGAGATGCAGCATTTGGAAGAATGCCTTCAGTTGAAGATGTGGACAAGGCAGTTAAGTCTGCTAAGGTAGTCAAGAAGGCTGCAAAGAAGGCTCCTGCAAAGAAGTCTGCTCGTGGTGGCGGTTCAAAGACTCATACCAACACTCTATAAAATAAATATAAGATTGGGCGGTTGTTATTTGACAGCCGTCTTTTCTTATGCTATAATATTTATGCCTGCCCAATAGGGGGGTAAATTAACTTATTCGCTTGAAAGGGGAATAACATGGTAACAAAGTACGCTATGGATCTATTTAATGATCCTTTTTTTATTGGCTTTAACAGAGAGTTAAATCGCCTAAATACTGCACACAAAACAAACTCACAGTCATATCCTCCGTATGATCTTCTTAAACTAGATGAAGATACATACAAGATTTCACTGGCTGTCGCTGGGTTTTCAAAGGACGATATTGATGTTTCAGTAGATAATGGAACACTGATCATCAAGGGTGAGATTGTTGAAGTGACAGATGCAGAGGTAGTTCACAAGGGAATCGCAGGAAGAAAGTTTGTAAGATCTTTTGCACTGGGAGAGTATATGGAAGTAACATCTGCAGAACTTAAGGACGGTATGCTGCATGTTCATGTAGTACGCATTGTTCCTGAAGAAAAGAAGCCTAAATCTATTAAAATTAAGTAGTATAATAGATAACATTCCGCTATGAGACTTTAAAAGGTTTTACAACGGATGCTCTTATGAGAAGAGAGTTAGCAGGAGTTGAATCTTCGTGGCTAATAGACCTGAGCAGTCGTCTATAAACTGCTCATTTTCTATGCTACAATATAATTGTCCCACACAGGACCTTAGTGATGGATTAGTTACCCATTGGATAGAGACCGTGGCGCAAGTCAGGTGAATTGCTTGTGTGGGACCTAACATTTGGCGGTATAATAATATCAATGACTGACAAAGAGTTGGAAAGTTATAATAAGCAGCAGTATAAGAAGATGCTTGCTAAGATAAAAGAAGATTCTGGCTGCGTAGACTGTGGTATCGGTAACCATATTATTTTAGATTTTGACCACATAAGAGACAAGAAATATAATGTATCAAGGATGATCCACGATGGTTTTTCTTGGAAGGCTATAAAGAAAGAAATTGAAAAGTGTGAGGTGGTTTGTGCCAATTGCCACAGGATCAGGACTCATGATAGACTAAACGGCATGATATAATTTAATTATGATAATTGAAGGTGACTTTGTTATGGGCTCAACATCCGAAGGAGTAGTCCACGGTATTGTTGAACACATAATGACAGAAGGTGGAGTATACGGAACACCTGGAACAGAGTACGCAATTCAATCAATGCCACCAGAAAACCCAGCAATGGCTGTTAGAATTTACGAACAAGAAGATGGTAAGTGGGAACCAACTGCATACAGTATTGGAATGATGTACAAGGATGCTACTAAAGTAGAAATGGAAATTGAAACAATGGACTCAGAAACAGGAATGGCAATGTTTGATGCACAAATGGGTAAAGCAGATGACTCAATGATGCCAACTCAAACTTATCAAGGTAATAAGCAAGCACCTTGCTGGGATGGATATGTTCAAAGAGGAATGAAGCCAGGAGAAAATGGAGCAATGGTTCCTAACTGTGTTCCTGCTGCAAAAGCAGATGATCTATTTGAAGATGATGACACAGTTGAATACGATACAGATTCAGTATCAAAGGCTGAAGGATATTCACCACCAGCAGGAGCAAGATCTGCTGCTCGTAGAGCAATTAAGTTTAAAGAAGATGGTAAAGCAACTGGAGCAGGAACTCAGGTCGGCTGGACTCGTGCAGGGCAGTTAGCAAGAGGAGAATCTTTATCTCTTAGTACTGTTAAGAGAATGTACTCATACTTCTCACGCCACGAAGTAGATAAGAAGGGCAAAGACTGGGGAAACACAGCAAACCCATCTAACGGATATATTATGTGGCTTGCTTGGGGCGGAGATGCAGGATTCTCTTGGTCAAGAGGAATTGTTAATCGTGAAAAAGATAAGGCGTTATTTGCTGACTTTGGAAAAGATTACACAAGAAACCAAACAGAAAGACACTCGCTATAATGCCAAAGAAAAAAGCAGCAGCGTTTAATCCTATTCAGATTAAAGATGGATGGATTGTTAGACTATACAAAGATGGTCGCATTAAGTCTAAGATCGCACCATACAAACCACAACATCCGACAAAGTAGAGTACCCCTGGCAAGAATCGAACTTGCGACGCATGGCTTAGAAGTCCATCGTTCTGTCCACTGAACTACAGAGGTTTGGTACACCAGGTAGGACTTGAACCTACGAATAGCCGAATTATGAGTTCGGTGCCTTAACCAACTTGGCTACTGGTGCCTACTAATATATTATACTCGTAATGCGCTTGCCAGTCAAGTACATCTTTTTCATCATTTAGTAATGGTTGTCCTTTAATATTTAAACTAGTATTCAATAAAATTGGAACTCCAGTTTGTAAATAAAATTTGTTTAGTACTCTCCATAAGCCTCTATGCTGATCTTTATTAACTGTTTGAACTCTTGATGTTCCATCTGCGTGAACTACTGACGGTATCTTTTCTGGTTGCAAACACTTAACTGTATACTGCATATAAGGGCTTTCAAAATCCATATCAAACCATTTAGATGCATGCTCTGCCATAACCACTGGCGCAAAAGGTCTAAATAGTTCTCTCTGTTTAATTAAATTAACTTTATCTTTAATATTCGGATCTCTTGGATCTGCAAGTATGCTTCTGTTTCCTAATGCTCTTGGACCATACTCTGCTTTACCTACTGCTACTGCTACTATTCCATCATTCAATATCCCGTCAACAATTTGCTGAACAGGATACTCTCCACCTAAATCATAACCAAGATAAGGAGTCTTCCAGTCAAGATGCTTTCCATATAGCGCTGCTGCTGCGCCTAAAGAACTGCCTGCATCGCCAGGGTTTGGCATAATCCAGATCATATCAAATATATTCCAAAGCAATGTGTTGGCTGATGAGTTAAGAGCACAACCACCCATAAATACTAAGTTGTTTTTACCAGTCATGGATTTTGCCATACGCATAAATTGATTTAGCCTTTGTTCATATACCATTTGCACTGCTGCTGCTATATCAAATTTATCTTGTTCTGAAACCCATCCCCAATCAGTAATTCCTTTATGAAAATTATATTTTTGCTTATCGTAACTTGGGAAATACTCGTCAACTCTTTTATAATATTTTGTCCAATCTCCGTAAGCAGCCATACCCATCATGATGTATTCTTCTTGGTTTGGCATAAGTCCGATAAGTTGTGTAAAGGCTGAATAAAATAATCCAAAACTAACAGGATAGTTTTGCTTATACTTTAGTTTAATCTTTTCACCTTCGCCAACCCAAATTGTAGAGGTATTGTATTCGCCTATTGCATCAAGTACAACTATTACTGCATCATTAAAAGAACTTGTATAGTATCCTGCTGCTGCGTGAGAATAATGATGGCTAAAAGATTTTCTTGGTATACCCTTTATATCAAACTTTGGCATCCACTCACCAGCACCACCCCTTAATAAGAGCCTGGAGGCTTTTAAGAGGGGCTTTTCGTAGTAGGCTATCTTATCTGGTACGCCATACTGCAAAGCATCTTTTATTAAATTATCATTGATATACCAGTCATTTTTTTGTTTGCTATATCTTTCTGCATGCCCAGCAAAAAGTATTTCCCCATTACTAATTAAGGAAACGGATGCATCGTGAGAGGTTTCATTAATACCAAGAATTATCATTTATTTTCCTCTATTTTTTCAATAAAACTTTCTGCAATATGATAATGCCGATGAATACCTAAATGCGATCCATCAGATCCAACAAACCACATCCCACCTTCATGCTTAAAAAAATCTATTTTATCTGTTAAATTGGTTACTAAATCTTGATCTTCTTTATGACAATTAGGATAGTTTGAATCTGTTTTGTTCATAAGGTTTAATGGCAGACTTTCTATGTTATTATTTTTATCTAAGCAAAATTCTTCTTCTAAAAAAAGATTTTTTGTAAATATATTTTGTGTTATTTCTGACCAAGTTCCCCAATAAAACTTTATATCTAAAAATTTACAAATTTTTTCAATTAAGTATATTGAATATATATACTGATGCAAAGATTCTTGTGCTGGAATGAGATCCATTGCATCACCTGGCAACTTAATAATTTTACTCTTTACATTAATTTCCCCAGTAATATAATCAGCAGTCCTAACAAAAGACACTACTTTTCTTGCTTCTGACCCATCAACATTATAAAGTTTACCATCAACAACATGACTATATCGTAAGTAGTCTGCAAAAAATGCCATAACATACTTTGGTTTTCCAACACGATCTAAATAAAGTAAAAAAGAATTTAAATTTGCTTCTGCACTTGCACCACATATTCCTAAGTTTGCAACAGACTTTCCAGTTTTTGACTCTATAATTGATGGCCAATTGTAATCTTGTGGTATACCAAGACCATAAGTGTTTGAACATCCCAAAGCAAGTATTTCTGCTGGATCTCCGTTAACCCATTCTTTTTTATCTCTAAAGTTTTGATTGTTTAAATAATAATCATTAACCCTATTATCAATATCAGTTTTATTATCAGTTAGTAATAGGTCAGCAAATGTGATATTGTGTAAATTTTTGGCAAAATTAATAGTATTGTTTATTGTATCAATAGGTGTATTTTTCATAATTTACTTTTTTCTTTTTTTTAAATATTTTAAAAATTTTGTAAAACACATATTGTATTCTTAATATCATTTTAATTTATCACTTTTTATTTAACCGATGTTAAAAAATTATTTACAATTTCTTCTCTAAGACTCGCTTGTTTGCGCTCAAATCCTGATAAGTATGGTTTAGCATTTATTCTTTTCTTATTTTTTTGTGCTCGCTTAATCTTATGCTGAGATACTTTATTGTTAGACTTTTTCATTTTGATACCTGGTTTTCTGCCACATTGTCACAAGGACATATGATTGATTCTGGAAGTTCGTGAACTTTTGTTACAATTGTAATAGAAGTTTCACATTCTTTGCACTTATATATCTTCTTAATTTGTTTGCTCATAGACTAATCATATCATTCTCTTTAGTGTAAATCAATTTTTTTTACCGTCCCAATTTCCTATCTTTGTTGTAGGAATATTATTATCTTCCCACAACTTTATAACATTTGGATTATCATCTACAGCGTGAACTACATCCCATAGGTTACTTATCTTATCAAGCATATCTTTCTTTGCTTCATAGTCTGGCCTGTTGTCATCATCTGCCCTCATAAATAATCCGTGGGATCTAATGTTATTTTTTGCAAGCCACATAGAAGTTAGACCACGATACTTTTCTTTACGAGAGGTGACAACTAAGATAGAATACTGATCTGAGACAGCATTGTTTAACATTTCTACTACCTCTACGTTTGGCAGGGCATCTATAGAAGCCTCATGAAAGGCATCGTAGTCCCTATTAGAGCCACGAACAAGGTGCAGATAGGGATCTACATTGGCAAGGGTTCCATCTACGTCAAATATGTAGGCTGGAGGCTTAATCTTGATTAACCTTATATGTCATAATAAAATAACACGCTACATAGCCTGCAATAAATGCAGGGATCATCAACAATAAATTAATCATTCAAAGTCCACCTGTGTTTCAAATAGGTTAGTCATATAGTTATCTCTTCCTCTTGCAATTTTAGCAGCAGCAATACGCATACCTAAAGCATTAGTTACACCAGTCTCAATAGAAATTGATTCTATTTCTTTTGCAATTTCTTCTCTTAATGACATTTCATCTATGCTCATAACTTAATTATACACTCTGCAGGTCTATTTGTCAAGATCAATAATATAGTATGTGCTTAAAAGTCAAACCTGCTATAATGATAATATGGACTTTGTATACATTTGTAGAGATGGAGACAATGAAGAACTTAAGTATTCAATTAGGTCAGTCATGGCTAGTTTTGCAGATGCAAAAATTTGGGTGGTTGGTGGCAAGCCTTCTTGGTACACTGGTAATTTTATATTTGTGGATCAAGTTTCTAGAAAATACACTAATGCCATAAATAACCTTAATGCTATTTGTTCTTCAGAAGACATCTCAGAAACTTTTGTTTTAATGAATGATGATTTTTATATAGTTAAAAAAATTAATTCAGTTGAAGCACTGCATGGTGGTTTGTTATTAAATAAAATTAATATATATAAAGAGATAAATCAAGAATCTAGATATCTAATTAAATTAGAACAAACATTTAACAAATTAATAAAGTTAGGAATAGAATCCCCATTAGATTACGACCTTCATGTCCCAATGGTAATGGAAAAGAAAAAACTTAAAAGTGTTTTAAAGTATGCAACAGATACATTATGGAGATCAATGTATGGAAATATTTTTAATGCTGGTGGTAAAGAAATAGTTGATGTAAAGTTTTATGTTGATGGTCCACTTGTTGCAAAATCTTATGACATTAAAAACAAAGATAATGAGTATTTATCAAGCACGGATACTTCGTTTCAAATGTTACATAGTACTATTCTTAAAGAATTATTTCAATCAAAATCAATTTATGAAAACTGATTTAATAATTCTAAATACTTTGGTTTTAATACATCTGTGCTAAAGTTTTCCAATCCAATTTTTAACGCCTCTTGTTTCATATAGGTACGATTTTTAATTTTCATATAGTTATCTACAATTTTTGCTAATTCTTTTGCATCTCCAGAATGAACATCAATCATAGATTTAGCACGGAATTGATCAATCTTATTAGCCTTAAACAACCAATCAGGTGGAAGAATAGCATTATTAGGCATTAGGTTAGTCATAAACACAGGCATACCGCTAATCAAAGCCTCATTCATTGGTAAACATAATCCAGCATATCTTCTGGGAAGAATCATTCCATCATATCCATCATACATTTCCTCTCTATTTTCTGGATTGCCTGTATCAATGGTTAGTCTTGGATCATCACATTTAATCTCTAAAGGAGTCTGAGTTTTAATTACCAGTTCGTAATCTGCTTTGGAATACTTAAGCATTTCAATTACTGTTTCAGTTCCGTTTCTATCTCTGGCAGCCTTTTTACCACCAATATGAAGCAGTCTGTTATGATTTTTAGACATATTATTTTTTCTTACCGCTTCAAATAGTGTAGTGTCGGTAGGTGGTGGCAAGTGCTTAATCATTGTCTCATTACCAAAAAGTTCTATTATTTTGTCTAAATTCCATAGACTGGGGGCCAAGAGCATATCAGGAAGTGGTGCTTCAGGCTTAGAAACATTTTCCAAAAACTCATAATTATACTGAAGAATAGTTTTAGTATTCTTTTCTTTTGCATACGTTGCAAAATTTGTATCGTAGAATGTTTCGCAACTTAAAACAATATCTACTTCTCTAAGAAATGCAGATATTTCCCTACCTTTTGGAAAACCATTAGTTCTAATAACTTGATATTGGCTATACCATTCTGGATGCTGTTCATTACTATTAAAAGATCGTGAATCAATTAGTAATATCATATGCGGATTAAGCATTTTTACAAGTTCTTTAGTCTGATTACCTAAACCAGTGTTATCAGATCTTGCAATGATTCCTAGTCTCATTCAATATAACCCCAGGCTTCATCATCTACCGTAAACTTTTGTGTACCCTGTCGACCATCTAAATGATACGAACGCTTAATGCTTCCCTCTGGATGATATATCCAAAGTTTATGTTTGTCCCAACCTGATTGATCAAACTCATCATAAGGGAAAATGTCATCTTGAACCTTGCCATGAAATCTGTCTTCAATAAAAGTTTTATCATCAGAAAACGGAAGAACAACATCTTTATAATATTTAACTGTACTTAGGTGTGGACGTTGACTCCATTGAGCAGTTTTCATAAAACCATTATCAAGTCCAAACATTAAATGTTTATGTGGTTCTGGTATTGATGCTTCAAAGTGAAACCTAACAGTATTAGCCTTTTCATATTCAAGCATGTCTAAACATTTTTGCCAATCAATTGCACAATCTGGAGTAATAGGAGCATCTCCTTCAACATAAAGCATTGCAGCAGTATTAATAATATCAATTGTTTTTTTCATCATTGTTGTTTGATGGCTATGCTCATCAAAAATTATTGGTAAAACATTCTTCCATTCGTGCAGACATTTCCATAAAACTTTGTTTTTATATTCATCATAGTCTGCTTTGCGAGGCAACCTTTCTTCACGCAGTCCATCCATCTGTAGAATAATTTCATTGTTAGGAAAGTGTGCCCTTATTGTAGAAATTGTTTCATCAATGATTGCAGTATCTGGGTGACTTGGCAGAATAGAAGTCGCAATAATAATAGTTACATCATTTTTGTTCATATAGATCCCTCATTATTTTAATAGAAAAATCTCTTTTATACTTAATCCACCAACATACAACTTGATGCATATTATTTGGATAATTATTGATAAGGCTAGGAAGCATTTCTTGTAGTTGGTTCCAGTTTTTAACTTTTTCAATTGGAATTCCTGCGGGATAAACATAGTTAAAATAATCAATCATTTCACCCTTAGAATCAACAAGATCGCCAACAGGTAAAGCCAACATTTCAATAGCCTCAAAAAATCTAAAGGTGTCTATAACTTGGGAACCAGCGGGGGCTGGAACAACTTTAGCCTTTGATAAGGTCTTGTAGTAGTCTACGGGCTGTTCTCCCTGTGCAAAGCCTGCTGTGGGCTTGTAAAGAGCATTAGGTAGGTTTGGCATGACTTCGGCTAACTGTTTTCTACGCTGATGAGTTATCTGTCCACCAAAATAAATATCATATTTTTTAACAGGATAATCAGGCAGATTAGACTCTAGATGTTGGGGTACACCAATAAAAAACTTATTATATTTTTTATGTTTTTGATGTGGGTATTGAACCCAAATAGAAATATTAGGATGACTGATTTCATCTACATTAAATTGAGCGCTTTCATCACCAGTTATAAACAAGACAACTCTATCAAGGTTTTTTAATTCTTTTGATATTTCTTTTTCTTTGCCAGCATTGCCATTTCCAGGGATAACAACAAAGCCACGATTTACTTTTGGTATTTTTTTTACAACTACTTGATCAACATTATTTTTTTCAAATGTTTCTTTAAGTAGTCCATAATCCCATTTGCCATCTGCAGCATCAAGTGGATCAATAGAATATATGTATGCTTTAGGCTGCTTCATAGTAAAGATGTACCTCATGCTGATAGTCTAAAATTATTTCAGTATACCCTAATCCCTTGATCCATTGTCTAAGATTATATAAAGATTCATCCCATTGCTGTAACATAAACTCAGGGTGTCCAGATAACCAAATCTTTGGCTTATGTTCTCTAAGTACTTTTTCAGCCCCTGCCAGGACCCTCCATTCACTACCTTCTACGTCCAATGAAATGGCGGTAGGTGGCTTAATACCATGATCATACACACAAGAATCTATAGTAATTTGACCATATGTATCTCCTTCAAGGTATAATTCTTTAAATCCATGTGCTGCTTCAATTACATTATTAACTTCTGGGGGCCATTCGTTATAATATATTCTTGCAAGATCATTTATCTTATCAGATGCAAATCCAGGAATACAAACCATTGGTAAGTTTAAATTGTTTGCAGTCCATGTTGTAGGAAAATGCGACCAAACTTTAGGATTTGGTTCAAATAAAACAACCTCTGAGCCCCACATCTGACACAATGCCGCAAACTCTCCCTCTTCTGCACCAACATAATACATAACATCTCCAGAAGAAATATTCTCAGACATATGTTTTAATCTTGGCTTTTCCCATCCTTCTGGTTTATACCATTCGGGCCTATCAGCACGATGCTTAGGCAAGATCATTTCAAACTCTCCGTTTAAAACTGCTTTAACCATTTCTGTCATTTTTGTATCCATTCCATAAGGGATACCTTTGGCATCCAACCAGTTAAATCTTTAAACTTTTGATTTGATGCAAGAGTTTCTTGAACCTCTCCAACTCTTGACGGTATAAACTTAATGTCATTTGAAATCATATTAGCAATGTCAAGTATAGAGTAGTTACTTCCATATCCAATGTTATATACTTCACCAAATCCATTTTTAACTTCAGATGCAAAGATATTTGCTTCTACTACATCAGATATATGTGTAAAGTCTCTGCGCTGAGATCCATCTCCAACAACTGTCAAAGGTTTTTTTTCACGAGATTGTTTTAAAAATAGTCCTATTACTGGTGCATATTGACCTTTTAGTGGCTGCCTATCTCCATAAACATTAAAGTATCTAAGCGATATAGTCTCAAGACCATAAAGATTACAATAGACTCTTGCAAGGTTTTCACCAAAAACTTTAGCAGCAGAGTATGGTGTTAATGGGTCAGATGGTTGTGTTTCTATGTTTGGAAGTATTGCCTTCTTACCATAAGCAGAGGATGTGCTTGAATATATAAATCTTTTTACGTTATTAACCCTACAAAGTTCAAGAACATTGGCTGTTCCTACTGCATTTGATTGAATAGATTTTTTAGGATTTAGTATTGCTGGCTGTATTCTTGCATCAGATGCAACATGAAATACGCACTCAATATCTTTAAAGAGTGGGGCAATCAGATCATAATCACAAATATCATACTTATAATTTTGTGCTTTATCATTCCAATAGAATTGCTCATGACATTCTGCAGATTCATCATCAATACAAATAACATCATGGCCAAGACTAATTAACTTATCAACAAGGTTTGATCCAATAAAACCAGCACCACCTGTAACCAAAGACTTCATTAGATATCTAACTCTTTAATAATTTCTTTCCACCTATGGATATAGGTGTGCTCTTGCTTAGTTCTTTCATGACCAGCAAGCCTAATCTGTTCCCGCAATGGTCCATTAAATAAGTACTCATCAATTTTAGATTTTAAATCTTGAAGGTTTCCGTGTTCATAAAAAACAATTTCTTCTTTATCTTTAAAGTATTCTTCAAGTCCTTTAATGCGAGGGTAGATCGTAAATCCACCGCGACCAGTGCTTTCAAACAGCCTATCACTTGTATAGTAAGGGTAGTTAAAATTAATGTTTAAACTATCACCTATCGCTACCTTGCTTTTTGCGTAAATACGATTTAATGCATCTCCACGAACGGTTCCAGTGTCACCATCTCCACCAACGTGTAAAAATCTTTTGCCGTATGTCTTTCTTAAAAAGTCTATTAATTCTGGACGGTATTTATGTTCATGATGATATCCTTTGCTACCAACAAAGATAATATCGTTTTCAAAGTTATGTAGATCGTAATCTTGATGGATATAACATTCTTTATCATATACTCCAGCAGGCAGGAAGTGTCCTTTGACCTGTGTGTTTTCATTAAACCAATCACACATCAACTTATCTGTGGCAAAGAAGTGTCCTATATTTGTGTAGAAGTCATCATTCTTTAAATCTTTTTCACGCTCAATACCAAACCATAAATCTAAATGATAAGTCATAGTAGGTATACCAGCAGCCTTTAACTCTTTTAATACATCTGTCATAGACTTTGATCCTGGGGTCTGCCATTTATGCGTGTGTACCCAGATAAATAGATTAGATTTTAGTGCTGCATTTAATATCTCAGAACTATCTGCTTTCTTTTCCTGCAATTTTTGCACGGTATGCCCAAGGGACTCTAAAGATTTAGCATGATGATTTTCACTACTGTAAGGCACTTCAAAGTTACCAAGAAAAGTTATACTAGCCAAGACTACCCCTTTGTTTTATCTATTATAGCATCATTGTCTATGCCGTTTTTTATTACCATACTTACTTCTTACTTCAGATTGAAAATCTTTGACTATGTTATCAGTCATTGTTTTTATAAGACACCAGATATTTCCATCTGGCATAGTTTGATGACTGGTCCAGAAAGATTCGTCATCTCTGTCAATTGTGCAGCA